GCGCTGTACTTTCATCAGAAGAAACTTTTGCAAGAGCTTTCAGTTCGGCAATATCTTCTTCATAGCCTTCTTGTAGATATTTCAGAACTAGACTTCTATACAAAAGAGCTTTATAACGCCCGTAAAACGGGGGCAAACAGACGTGAGATGTTGGAAGGGGAGCGGGAGGAAGAGGGGTCTTCTCAGAGCCTTCTTCTATTTTGTTGGGCATAGGCGGATTCGAGGGGATTTTATCTTTAATGTCGGAAGGGGAGAGTCCTTGGTCATATCTGACTCCTTCATAAGGACCGAAATAACTTATCCAAGTATAGCTCATATATCGAATTTCCGTGGCATATTTGACTCTCCAGAACGCAAAGATTATGCCACCTATTATATACACTTCACATTCCCAGTCCTCTGGTGGAAAATAGTAACGGGAACCTCCAACGTCCAAAATTATGTACTTAACTTCCCAAGGTTGCTTGCTACGCCTCCCTAACCACGAACTCATCTACAACTCCCTATTGATTCAGATCAACACTCTATGCACTCGTCAGGCTAAATTCTACCACTATGTAAAGAATATCATTTTGTAGAAGTGTTCTTGCCTGAGAGAACAGCTTGGCGCCCAAAAGAATGCCCGAAGTATCAAGCTTTGCTTGTGTGCTGGTGAGTACTGCACCGTATACAGTGAGGCTGGCAGGAAGTGCCGTGAACTCGACTCGATTATCTGAGTTGTCAACAACACCATTGCTCACATCGCCAAATATAACCTCAGGACGGTTGGTTTGAGGATTGACATCGGAGTCAGTAACCTCGCCATAAGTACCGCCAGAACCCAACGCAGATGCCGCCGTATCAGATAAAGCGGGCACAACATTGTTCTTGAACAGAGTACAGTACCACGCTGTTTCCTGTGCGCCACCTTTCAAACCTGCATTGATCAGATAATTCAGCCCTTCATAAGGGACGACATTCTTGCCTTTTTCAGTCCAAACCGTCTTTCCATTTCTGACACATTCCACAGACCAAATAATTCGGGGTACGACCAAAACTTTGCCTGAAACCATGAATCAACCTCCTATTCTTGATGGATAACTTTTCCGTTCCTTATTACTCCCATTATAAACCTTGTATTGGCTGAGCCGACCATTTCTCTGTGTGGAGCGTTCACATAAGTAACCTGTGCATTTCCGCCCACTGCGCCTGCTTCACTATCCATATCATATACAAGATCAAGCTTATCAGCAGTAATGGGCAGGATAGTACCTCCAGGAAGCCCAACAACAATGCTTGTCAAAGATACCCACACGGGCACGGTAAAAAACTGCCCATCCATTACAAATCTAGTGTAACCAACACTGTCTTTCATACAGCCGATTTCTGTCTTCTTTATTTCTGGCGACTCAAGAGTGCCTGCTACAATATAAGTAGCATTCCTAGTGCCGACATATAACACGTCTCCAGAAGGAGCTACACCTGTTATATAATCATCGAACTGGAGATAATTGAACTCTCTAGCGGCTTCATATAAAAAAGGCTCAGAAAAGACAACCTTCTTACCGACAGCTCCGATCAATCGAGACTGATAAAATCTGATATAATCACAGGGGATCATTTTGATGAGCTCTGAAATATGCCGCTCCTCTATACCATCAAAAAGCATTCGTGAAGTATCTACATTTATATCTGGGAAATCAACTACACTTTCTGCTGACAGCAGTAACTTTTTTATAAAATGCTTGCATCCAAAATAAACAAACTCATCTATGCTCGCATAATAAATCCTTTTGGCTGGATAGGGAAGATCATAGATCTTGCGATAAGAGTGGCTTGCAGTCTCCATTACGTACAGAGACCGTCCACTACCTCCGCTATCTCCGATAAAAAGCACTTTGCCTTTGTAAGCATAAAGCGAAGAAGGATTTGAAATAGAAACCACTCTGGATAGACCACGGCGAGCACGAAGCTTTTGGTCTTCCGTAATATCCATGTTCAGAATGAAATAGGGAATATTGGCGGTGCCGCCTCTGGAGAGCATAGACATTCCAGGGAACTTGTCTAATACGAAACGACCAGCAGAAGCGCTTCCTATTTGTAATTTCCTCTTACTCATAACAATCCTCTATGCACATAAGACGGCTGACCTGTGCTTCTATCCCTTACATATAAACTTTTATATCTAGCTAGACGAGCAGAAAACAGTTGATAGATAGAAGCTAAAGTCTTGCCCTCTGCAATTTCACTATCCTGTTTCGTATAAGCCTTGCACATACAACCAAGCAATAAGAGTTCTGTATCATCAAAGTCAAACTCATCGGCCATTGTATAGGCAGGGATGTACCTAGACACAACGGAAAGTGTGTATTCAGCATCAGGAATTGGATACACAAGGAGTAAATTGTCTTCCCCGTAAAATGTCTCAGGTCTGCCTGTGAGACTTTCATTCTGTATGGCATCATCGATTGCTTGTTTAGATACAGGCCATAGAATCCTGTTGTTGAGAAGCACTCGTAAAGGGCGCCCAATAATGCTGTACTGATAAGTATTGGCAGATGTGGCTATCTCCTTGATGTCAAACTTACTGAGTTCAGTATAAATATCACTAATTGTTTGGTTGAGATATATGAGGAGCTCGTCATCTTCCCATAAATAAGGCGTCTGTTCATCGCCAAGTCGAGCTCTTAACAAAGAGATAAAATCGGCTACAAGCACTTATTGCCTCCTAATTCATGTGAAAGCGCTTTCACAGCCCCTCACAAAGACTTTTTCTTTTTCTTGCGGGCTTTATTAACCTTCCGCAACCTGACAGATTTCGGCTCTTTATAATGCTTGGACAATTTCTTTTTGCCTTTAGCCGTCAATTCAAGAGAGCCTTTCTTGACATAACCCAGCTTCTGTAATCTGCCCACAGCAATAGCATAGGCTTTACTGCGAGGGACTTTTTGTTTTTCCATAATGGCGGCTACCATGTGTTCTATCGGCTCTGGCACTTTTTTACCCATAACCACCTCGTTTGAAAGCGCTTTCAAATTATTTTTTCTTCTTCTTGCGCTTCCTGGCTATCTTCTTTACATTCTCAGCAAAGACCGCTCTTTTTACCAAAGTTTTATTGCCACTCTTCTTCGCTTCTGCTATACACTGCTGAGTAACACCTTTATAGCCTTTTCTTTTACAATATGCCGTGAAAGCACCTACCGTACCTTTTTGTTCCATTTTCTTGCTTGCTTTCTGAAGCCATTTTGAAGATTTCTTTCTCGCCATTGGCTACTCCTCATTAGCTTTATTCTCAGTGGTCTCGCCCTTATAAGAAGACCGCCCAAATAACCCCACTGCCCGATACATAATAATTCTTTTCCATTTAGGGACTTTCAACTCTTCCATGGCATGCAGAAATATTAAATCGCTTATTTTTCTGGTAAACAATCCATGACGGTAACAATAATCGTGAACAACCGCCGCTTTTGAATATCTACCCACAGGCGGAAGGATTGGCCAGAAGATTCGGGGGATAGACGCAAAATCTGTCTTTGCGCCTTTTGGAATTTCTATAACTAAATCTAACTTTCTGTCTTCATAACTGAAATTTTCATATATTTCCCATTCAAGAACTGTCTTTTTACACGTAAAGAACCAAAGAAATCCCGTTCTAATAACTTTTACAGGCAATTGTTTTACAACTAACTCACCTATGAAAGGCATGGGAATGCCTCCTTCTTATAGGCTCTCAGCAAACGCCACCAATTCGTCTAAGGTTTCAAGTGAATTTAATTCCTGCATCTTCTCTGAATACCAGTTTAACTGCTCCTTCAATGTACTGGATGTGAAATTAAGTAAATCACTATCTGTGTAGCCCTGGTCTGCTAATGCTAGCATCTTGTTGAATGCGCTTTGTTCCTTTTCAGTTAGCTGAGAAAGGTCGGGGGATAATGTGCTGATTACTTTTGCAAGCAGGCACACAGCTTTTGTTGAGCTTGCATTTAGTTTGTCAGCACTGCGGTTTATTGATTTTTGGATGTTGTCGTAAACGATCCAACCTAAGGTATCTGCAATAGCCGCTTTGAGTTGATCAGGATCATCAGGAATGTTCCAAATTACATTACCGTCTTCGTCGTATTGCTTTGGAATTAAATTGTCATAAATTTTGTTCCCTAGTTTGATGAACATTTCGTCCTCCTATTTGGTTTTTATTAAGAAATAAAAGCGGGACGGCAACCGACGGACACATATGTGCCCGACCGAGGCGAGGTCAGGCGCAACGCAACCAGACCAGCGTTCGAGCCATCGCCCCAGCGGCCACCACGAAGAGGAAACCGCTCACCATAATTTCTGACCCAGATAGCACCTTTTGCATTTTGAAATATAGTAAGAACACTTGTACTCGTGGCATCATATTTTTTTGGCGCAATACAAAGTTGTTTTAATATAGCTGGGGGATCCCAACTATCTTTTATATTAAGAGTGTTCCATGCAGAATCATAATTATAATCATAATTACCGTTGTCTCCCGTAGGTCCTGCATAGTTGGTTATGCTATCACTTAAAATCGGCTCTCCCAAATTGCTACTTCCTTCGCCGTCCCCAGCGGCAGGACTATCAAAATAAGCATCTTGGGCTGTCCAATTACTCTCATCAAGATCAAAATCATTAGTAGCGGGAACGTAGATTCTGCCATCTACGAGTTTGAATAAGTGCATCCGTTCCCAGACATTGCCGACCAAATCGGATATGCCAGCGGGAGTTCTGTCGTGTCTCCACGTTGCAGGTCCCGTGCCTGTTAGAGTTTTACCGTCACTAACAGAGCTATCGCCAGGAGCACCTCCTGCAGAGCGTACAGCTGTCTCATTAGGCATTTCATGTGATCTGCCGTAGTTAGTATTCCCTCTCGGCTGAAAGCCGTTTTTAAGACACCACAATGTTACAGCCGCCCATTCATGCACTGTCATAAGATGCCAGCCTGTCCCTTTGGCTTCGCAGTAAGACTTAGCCTGATCGTAAGTCATATTTACGGCAGGTGTTCTTCCTGGTAAACAGTATGCCCTCCCATCAATAACATCAGTAACTGGAAACATACCAATCCATATTTCTGATTTTTCTACACCATTCACAATGAAAGCAGGATGCAAACCAGTACCGAGATCTGGATCTATATCTTCAAGATTGAACGCAGGAATACACACCATGTAACAAGGCAAACCTTTGTCATCATACATCACAGTAGCACGACCACCCGTGGCGGCTTCCACAGAAACTCTTAGATCATCCTTTATAAAAATCGTTAATTTACTATCATTATCAGTTACTGGAATTGTGTTTGCCTGCGGTGATTGGGAAGCATGAAAAGTATCTACTGTGTCAGCATCCAGTCCTGACCCTTCACCATCGACGTTTTTAAGCTGTTCAAGTATGTCGTTATCAGTCAATTGTTGTTTGATCTTAATCATCTTTGTCCTCCAAAACTGTCATATTATTTCGATAGGTGTTTCCGATATAGCTATTGAGACTTCTCCGTCGTTTTGGGCTTCGATAGTTAAAGTTTCAACTTTTCCATGTGTTTCAAAAGAGACCAGCTGATTAGGAAGCAAAGACACTATCGTCGCCGATGTTCCGTTGTAGATAGTAACCCCGCAAGTATTTTTCAGTATAGCAACATACATGTTTTGGTTTGGAGTAGGCACAGATATTTCTTGAGTAGCGCCTGCTGTTAGATTATATGTTTGTGAAAATTTAAGTGGCGCCCACAAGGGCGCCTCGCTTATCTTCGTAAGATCAGAATCAACAATTATCTGCTCCGTAGCAATAGTGCCTCCTGGAGGCACTGTGTACTTTGGTCTGTCTCCATCGTTCCTGTAAGTAGGCATTTTACCTCTCCATCATAAAGTTTCCTAAAAGGATATGGGCTCTCAATCAAACCTTCTGACTATCCTGAAATGCTTTGAGTTTTTGCACTGCTAACTCAATCGCCAGATTGATGACACTTGTTGCCGCCTGATACGAAGCTTTCGCAATTTTTGATTTTATAATGCTTATAGCCAGCGCCCGCTTCTCTTCGCCTGAAAGATTCTCTGTTTGTACAGCTTTTACCGCTTCCAAAGCAATTGGAAGGATAGCATTTAATTCTTCTACTACTCCCCTCTGAAGAAGAACCTTTAAAAAATCTCCAAGCTCTCCCAGAAATCTTAAAAACCATGCTTTTATCCTACTCATTTTGTAAAGCCCTCCAAATTAAGGTTAGGTAATCATGAAAACTTATTGGATACAAAGACCCCTAATATAGTACTGATAGCCGCCAACGTCTTTATATCGGCTTTGATACCTCGAACCGTCAATCTGAGGTAATTACATTCTATCCTTTCAACATAATCTACGGTCTCTTCAGAATGCCTGCCTGTAATGCGCTTCAAATACCGCTTAATGCAATTCCAGAACAAATGATTGCATTTTTTATCCTTCTTAGCTAGCTTCTGTGCTCTCAATATGTTGCCAAGTCCTGCATTATAACTAGCAAATGTCAACCGCAATCTTTCCATTCTGGATCGTTTAGCTTTCCAATTGTCCCAAAGCTTGCGGTCATAATATATTCCCATCATAATGTTGATTCGTGGGTGAGTAAGAAGTAGCCTAACGCCCAACTCTTTAGCCAAATCTTCACCTGTACGAGGCATTATTTGCATTAACCCTACTGCTCCCGCAGGAGATATGACAGTCGGATCTAATGCCGACTCTGCAATAGCCTGTGCCTTAAACCACTTCCAATCCACTGCTCTGGAAAAGAAAAGGAGAGTATATTTTCTGAACCAGAAATCATATTGGTCTTGCTTGTAAGAGTGAGCTTTTGCATTGGCAACGAAAGCTAAAGCAAAGAAGACAACTAAAAAGAACTTAATGAGCCGCATTTATATACCTCTATCAGCCCAGAAAGCGGGATATTAAAATAGAAATTCCTACTATATAACCCGCTACAACCACTCCTACAGCTATGTTGTGGTCTTTCAGTTCTGCTATGGTGTCTATCTCTCGAATCAAATATTTATCAACTAAACGAAATACAAGCCCCGATACTGCCAAACCTAACACCGCATACAGAATGTTTATCAGGAAATTAACCAGTGTTAGTACAGAAATATCGGAAAACATTTCATGCCTCCAAGAAAGCCAGCCCATAGCGGGCTGGCATTTTGCTTACATCTTTATGCAGAACGCCCTCAAAATAATCTTCCCCTTCGTAGTCGTGGCGCCGCTGTATGTCGGAGTAATATCAATAGTGTCGTCTGCTGTATACCTCTTACCAGGGAAGAAATAAGCATCTGAGCTTCCAGTAACAGTTATAGTACCCGCGGTTGCCTTCAAATCAATAGAGGCGCCATAACCATCCGCATCAGCACCATCTCCAATATTCATAGTAGCCGACGTGGCGGCATCAGAAGGCGTAACAATCTCACACTCAACTCCTACACAGCGCACTCCACTAGGAACAGGAATAACCTGAATAGTGTCTCCGGAGGCGTGTGTTATAGCGTCAAGGTCAACAGTCCTCGACAAAACAAAAAAGCTTCCTGCATCTTTGAAAGGCACAGAAGCCTTATAGTTGCCCACAGCATTTACCGTTGCCATCGTACAACTCCTTTCTAATTAGTCTCTGCAGTACTTTCATCCTTGTTGATTACCTTTTTAATCTCTTTCTTAATATCTTTCTTAGCTTCTTTAGATACAGGTACACCGAGATATTGAGCCTCCTCCTCAGGAGTGAGAAACTCAAAATGCATGAAGTCTCTGTCTTTGACCAAAGCTTCATTAAACCAGTAAACAGCGCCTGTCTTTGTGTTTCGTATAAGTCTTCTGCCTGTTTTGTTAGCCATATATCCCTCCGTTGTTAAGGAGTGAAAGCGCTTTCACAGCGGAAAAGCGCCCACTCCTTTTTCATTAGACTTTAGCGTACAGAACACCAAACTGAACATCATTGATTACATCAAAGTCGTACACCATAAGACCCTTCATTGCCTCGGCAAAGGTCTTTTCTGGGCGGTATCTCTCAGTTTTATTGATTTGACCCACGAACACGAGACTCCCTCTCCTGCCGAAAGGAATGTACCAAGCAGAATCACTGTCGTTTCTGTACAACAGGTTAGAGATGTAGATGTGGAAGCGGTCAATCATCTTGCCAGTAAAGCCACCACGAAGCAAATGCGATTTACCGTCTCCAGCAAACGAGGCATCTTTCAGATCAGATTTCGCAATGAGACCATACATAATAGGAGGAAGAACTATCCACCTATCATCATCAGGCACATCTTGCTCATCAAGAACTGTGTTACAGTCCACAAGGTAATCAAGAATATTGGCTTTGCTCAGAGTAACCGGAGATCCCGCAGTACCAAGATTAAATGCTCCGCTCTTTTTACCCGCAGTCGCACCCTGATTGTAAGTGTTGGCCTTCGTATAGATCGTGGAAAAGACTTCCTGATCTATGACACTCTTCAACTGCTGAGCGGCATCATCAGCAAGCTTATCCATCCAGCTCAAATCCGACTGCTTGATGTCAATGTCATCCGTAGCGAAATTGAAATACTTCGCTCGATTGATAGTGAACTCAATAGCAGGGGATTCGGGGTATTCAAGCTGGAGCTCTCCACCTTTCACATAATCACGAATGGTAACATTCGGCAAAGTGCGAATTACCACCCGATCACCAACATTCTTCAATTCACCCACATAATCTGTGGTAGAAATGTTGGCTATGGTAGATCGGGAATAAAACTTCTCAAGAAGTTTCCCTGAAAATAATACAGGGATATGCGCTTCACCAGGGCTGCCAGGCCCTCCGTAACTTCTAGTCGTTGGATAACCAGCGGCAGATGGTACAGGCATCTTTTACCTCCTTTTATTGACCATACAGAATCCGATCCTCCATTGCCGCCTGCGTTATCTCCCTTTCAATCTTTTCCTTCTTATCAGGAGATATTTTTCCGAGAGCAACATCTCTATAAAACTGCCTTATTTCGCTCTCTTTAAATACCTTCTTAGAAGGCTCTTTCGTAGGCGCAGAAGTCTTTCGATGAGGAGGAGATACATTCTCCGTAGCAGGCGGAGGAGTCGGATTCGTACGAAGTTTCTTAAATCGATTAAAGAAGTTTGCCACGCTATTAACGTCCCCTTGTTGAAAGGCATAACGCAGTAACTGCATCCTTGTGAATCCAGTGTCTCCTTCTGTTTCATCAAGCCATGTGAGAAATTCTGGATCAGTATTCAATTGTTCCCAGTCAGGCACGAGAGCCGATAAGGCAGTATAAAATTGTTGTGTCTTTGTGGTCTCTGCTACTTCATCTATTCTCGAAGAAACCTTTTTTGTTACATTCTCAAGATTAGAACTCACTAGCTTCCTCACAGCTTTATATACTTCAGGAAATTCTTCCTTTAGCTTAATAATATCATCATCCTCTGGCTCAGTTATCTTTTCCTCCTCTTGTTGTTTAGATTCCTGAACAGGCTGATTCGCCACAATAGTCTCTAGCATACGAAGCCGCTCAAGTAAGGATCTGTTTTCCTTCTCTACTCGCTGTAAAGTCTTCTGAAGCCGAGATACCTCATTATTATACTTGTTTTCGAGGAGCTTATACTTATACTCCCAATCATCCGCAGGCTCCGTATCAGATCCAGTGCCCGTGTCAGAAACTTGAACGTCTTCTTGTGCGCTATCTTCCTGTGGAGTATCCTGCACCTCTATTTGTTGATCTTCTTGTTGCACCAGCACTTCACTCATATAACCCTCCTTATTTTATAATTTGTGATAAAGGTGTTACGCCCACCTTCAACATTAAGTACTGAATGATGGCGAATAATGCAGTAATAACACCGAAATAAAATTTCAGGTCGCCTTTCCTTATATATTCATCACGTAGCTTTTCCAACTTCTCATTTATAATGCACTTCACCTCATCTATTTTCCTAGAGACCTGCGAGGTTTCTTTTTTCAAATCACCAAAAGCATCCTTCAATAACTTATATCCTACCTGAAGCTCGGCAACTGTGCTTATTATATTATTAACGTCACGAGATTGATTGCTATTCTGGGTTCGATTAGATAACAACACATTTTGCAGATCGTCAACTTTCCTAGATAAAAGCTCAACTGCCCTGGAAAGACTCTCTAATTTCTCTTCTTGCAAAGGACATAACTCCTTTTGATCAGTCATTGAACATCCCCTTAATAAGATGATCTAATATGGCCACCTGCCCCTGCAAGTATCTAATGTCAGAATAATCCTTCGTGCGCATGGCGAGATCGACTTTGGCATCTCGAAGAGTCCTTAAATACTCTTCAAAACGCTCATAGCTTTCTCTGCATCTTGCAGCAAAATCTGTTTTTATGCCTTCAAGTACATTCTTCTGACTCATAGATTTTCCTTTCTTTGTCTCTGTGCCTCTTCAGTAACAGGGGATAACATTTGTTGCGGCATAGTTCTCATGTCAGGGCGTGCTTGTAAGGCCTCCTGTTGCTGTTGTTGCATTTGCTGTTGCAACTGCTGTTGTAAGCTAGCAATCATTTCTTTTATGTCTGTGGTATTGGGCAACTGGACACCAAAATTGCGGAACACATTATCAAGAAGATAACGGCGTCCCTCAAGTCCTACGAGCTGGAGGTCAATTGGATTATTGGTTATATTCAGCAACTCAAGCATTCGTTGCGTTTGTGCCATCTTTTCCATGAGTACAGCAGAGCCCCGTGCTCTTATGTTAAGATCAGGCAGATGAGAAGAAGAGCCAAAGTAGTTAATCACATTGAAGTAATAAGTCTGGCGAACCACGGGCTCAATAAGTCCTGCATCAATATTCTTGACTACCTCTTTTATACCTCGTTGAGCGTTGCTCATTAGCATGCTCAGTCCCGTGCTGGTTCGTGCGGCAGGACCAGAACCTGTAACATCGCCATGAGCATAAGAAGGAATGCCCGAAAGCTCATCGGCTAGCTTCATATAATAAGCTATAACCTGTATAAGTGCGGGCGCCGTAACACTTGGCTGGTAAAAACGATAGGCAGGGTCATTGGTCAAGCCCATTGAAGTACTGTCGAACACCTTCCAAGGTATAACCACTTTATCTTCTGCATCTGCTACTCTATCCACATTGCGCTCAACCATAGGACCAGAAGATAATGCCGCATTGTTTATGATGGCTCGTGATACAGCATTGACGCCCATTTGAAGTTCATAAAGGACATCAGCCAGGGAAAATCCCCAGAAACTGTCAGGCACTTCAATGAAGGAAGCCTTGTGATAAGGCTTGTTGCCAAAGGGGTCAGGATTTATTGAAACACGAAGAATATGACCATCACATACCCAAACGGCCACGTCGTAGTAATCATCCTCGTCTATGGCAAAATCAGGAATGTTTATATCACTTTCAAGCAGAAGGTTGCCCTTAACGGTGCCCCAGAACTCTATAATGTCAATAAGAGTATATTCTGAAGAGTTTTTACCTTCCAGCCTTTTCCGCTCGTCATAATAAGTAGTATCAATTCTATGTCCTGTGCCTGCATACAAACCAAGTACAAGATTTATCTCTTCTGTGTTGTATCCTGGAAGATCACGAAGTGCGGCAAGGTCATGAGGAGTTAAATGCAGGATTTCTATAATATAATCTGAAAAATCAGGCACTGAAGGTGAAGGATAGATGTCAAAAGGCGAAACTCTGTTGTAGGTTGGAATAAGGCGTTGCTCAATTTGTCTATTCTGATTAAACCTCCTAACAAAACGAGGCACAGCACTTTTTATGATGGCACAAGGAAATAAAGCCAAGTCCAGTAAGCATTCATCAAGAGCTTTATAAAAGCCGCCTTCCACAAATTGGTCATCAATGTGTCTCTTAAATTTCTCCGCCGCCTCTTTAGAATACTCCCTCACACGCTCATAAAGCTCTGTTTTCTTCTGTTCGATGCTTCTTCTGAATGCAAATTCAAGAGATTTAGGGTCTATCTGTCCCTGCGACAAATAATAAAGCTGTTGAGCCTGCTTCTTTATTTCCTCCAGCTCCCCTTGATACCACAATTCAAGACTTTCTACCATCTCCTGTGGTATTTCAGGATCAGGTGTTGGCTCAATATCAAAAGGCGGGTCAGGATTTCCAAAGAAAATATCAGTGAGCCACGCTTTCAAGGCTCTGGATTTAATGTTAACAAGAGGCAAAAATATCTCAGAGCCGCCAATCTCCCTTATTTCCGCCAGTTTTCTGGGATCATACATACACAAATACATATACATGTTGCGCAACATGCGCTCTTCAATAGGCTCTTTCGCTAAGCGAGCTTCATTAAAGCAATCATCTATGTGCTTCACAAGAGGCGCTACTAATATTTGCTCCTCACTTAAACCTTCTGATGTAAATAATGTCATACAAATCCCCTATACGTATATCCTTGCTTTATC